CCGCCGCATATTCAAGATAATTTTCCCCTACATCCAGCTGGAACGGCTCAGACCGTCTATCCACACGCTGATAGCAATTTACTCCGTTAAGTTCAACAATCTGATGGCGTTCGTTGGTATCAATTACAAGGACATCCCCTTTGGCCATTTCCACCTTTACTCTCATAAATTGCCCCGTTCCTATTCTTGCAATCTTAGGATTGCTTACTGGCCCCCTTGTAGCTACAAACTTGATAATCACACCGGTAGGTACATCACCATCATTGGAAAGCGCCACTTCTTTATGAAGCGTTCTATATCCTGCTGCACGCCCTCCTAATGCAAGTCCGGAATACGGTCTTTTCAGTCCTGTAACCTTTTTAGCGGTGATTATCCAAGGAAAAGCAAACAAGGGAGTGTATGCAGCCATGTTTTTTCCGAAGTTATCAATATTCAGCATGTACGGATCAGGGCAGTATAAATCCACAACAATGGCCAGCCTTGCATCAAGCGAAGCTTTTGCTTTAAAAGTCCATCCTTCAAGCCGATATTCAATGTTTCTTGACACCCCCATATATTCAATGAGGGCTTTTCCCGCGTACTTTGGATTGAAGAACTTAATCAGATTTTGCCTGTTCTCTTTATTGTTCTTTAAATCCCGAAAAGAGGCCTCGATATGTATTGGTCTGCCCTTTATCTTCAGTCCGTCTACAGTTTCGCCGTCTACAAGGGCGTTATCGCTTTTACTGATTTCGATATCCGAGCTCTCTAGTCCGGTTATCTTCGTGATGTCGATATCACTGTCCTTGCCAAAAGTAAGGGTCCTCCCGTTACACGAGAGAACCACTCTAATCTGATTTGCCATTATTTCACACCTCCGACGATATTACGAATCGCCTCACGCTGATTTTTTGCCACAACCGACGGAGCAGGAACTGCTTCATGGTAGTTATTTGTCTGTTCGATTCGGTTATCGTAATATACCGATGTTCCTCCGGCAGAAAACGCCCTTCGGCTTTCTGACGCTCCGGCAGATAGCGCAATCTCTCCGCTATAGGCTGATACGGTGCCTTTCATTTCATTCAGGAGTGCTGTTGCACTTTCCCTCATAGTTTTTAAGGCGCTTGGCATAGACTTTTCTATACCTATCTCTGCTCCGGGAAGAATCCAGCGTCCAAACTCATCACGGAAAGCCCTTGAAGGTGAAGCAATGCCGAGGGCGTCCTTTGCACCTTCCAGAAGGGATTCCGCAAGGCTTTGAACCTTGCTAGTAAGCCAATTCCAGCCGGACGAGATTCCGTTCCAAATGCCTGAAACTATATCATTACCGATAGATACCATCTTATCCGGAAGCCCTTTGATTCCGTCAACTACCGCATTGAAGAGCCCTGTAGCCGCCTCAGTACCTTTGGAAACAAGGTCTTGCTTCCATTGATTCAGTTTATTCGCTGTATCTACTAACCATGTCCAAACTTTCCCCGGCAACTGCTGCATAAGGGTGATTATTGAATTAATCATGGTCTGTATCGCGGTAGAGGCCTTCTGTTGCATTTCTATGCCCCACTGCACGATTTTCGTAACTGTATTTACAAGCCAAGTCCAAATCTTACCGGGAAGCTCGGAGAAGAACTTCGTTATGCTCTCAATCCAAGTAGGTACATTTGTTGCGATCCATTTCACAACATCTGCTCCCCACTTTATGATTGAACCGATTGCATAGCCAAGGGCGTAAGCTATACGCTCAGGAAGCTGGCTAAACCATTCCCCGATACTCTCAATCCATGCCGGCACATTCGTGGTAATCCACTCTAATATTGAAGAGCCCCAATCCCCAAGTTTTGTAACTACATCTGTAAGCCAAGTCCAGATTAATCCAGGAAGCTGCGCAAACCACGCTCCGATAGACTGAATCCATCCTCCGACCGTAGGCGCCACCCACTCGAATAGCTGAATGGCAAGTTCTCCCAGCTTTGTAATAATAGCCAGGATAATCTCGCCCATTGCCTGTAAGATTAGTGGGATACCGGTTATAAGGGCGTTGACAATGGCCATGATAATCCTTGGCAAGCATTCAATCAGTAGGGGAAGTGCCTCAATTATTCCCTTGGCCAACGCGACTATAATTTCCACGGCGCACTCTATGATTGCCGGGAGTTGTTCCAGAATCGTTTCGCCTATATAAATGACAAGTTCAACCAATGCCGGAATCAGCTCCGGGAGCATTAAGCTTATTCCTCTTGCAAGCCCAACAATGATGTTCTTTGCCGCCTCTATAAACTTCTTGAACCCGCCACCGGATATAAAACCGGAAATACCATTTACGATAGTATCTGCAAGATTTGCAAAGTCAAAGGACGCTATGCCGTCTGCAATCGTGTTCATAAGGTCTAGCCCTATAGATGCTGCAGTTGATAAAAGCGACGGCATTACTGCCACTAACGCGCCAATCACAGATATTGCTCCGGCAATAAGTGGAGGAACAAGACCTTTCATCAAAGCAGGAAGAACTGCCACCAGTCCATTTATCAGAGTTACCGCCCCACTAATGAGGGAAGGCAATATCTGATTAAAAAGACCTGGAATCATATCTCCAAGCTTAGATACAAGGGTTGGTAATCCGGAGGCAAGCCGTGGAATGATTTCCGATAGGTTATTTACGACATTATTTGCCAGCGTCGCGACAGATTCCGCAAGCTTGTCTACATCCCCCGTACCTGTGAGAAAGTTGTCCCACGCCGCCTTTGCGGCATTCATAGAACCCTCTATAGTTGTTGAGGCTTCCTTTGCGGTCGTTCCAGTGATTCCGAGTTCTGTTTGCACCTCATGGATTGCCGTATAAACATCAGAAAGATTGTTTATGTCGTAATGTGTAATCTCTCCGGTTGTTTGCTGATGGATTTTCTCCGCATCTTGAAGAAGACGCTCCATTTCGCTTTTTGTGCCCCCATAGCCAAGCTTCAGGTTGTCCAGCATCGTATAATTTTGTTTTGCAAAGCCCTGATAAGCGTTCTGGACGCTCTCCATTGAAGTGCCCATTTTATTCGCGTTATCACTCATATCTCGAATTGCCTGATCGGCGACATTTGCCGCCTCTACTTCATTCGAGGTACTTTGCTTTAACGCTGCCGCGAAGCTTGTGACCGTCTCCATGTACTGATTAGCCGACATGCCGGCTGTCCGGTATGCATTATTCGCATTGTCCAGCACAGTAGTTTGAGCCTTTTCAAGGGTAGAAAACTGCCCCTCTACCTCAGACACAGATTTTCCCATGCTCGCAGCGTATTCTTCGATTGTTGCACCGCCAGCACCAAAAAGTGTCTCTACTCCGCCGACTAACTGTTCATAGCTTGCGACATTATCAAGAGCACTCTTTGTCAGTGCGGCAAATGCCACTGTGCCGGCACCAACTGCAGCAGTCACTCCGGCAAATGCTTTCCCGGCTATTCCACCGAGTTGTCCAACTGCCCCGGAAAACCCCGAGGAATCGACTTTCGTGTCAAAATTTAAGGTTCCGTCTGCCATTACTTACTGTCTCCTTCACCATTTAATAGCGCGGAAGGGTTTCCGCCTTTCATAAGGATCTCAGTAAGGTCACTTTCGGCCTTCGTTTGCTCGTATCTTCCCGGAAGAGCATACATACGCTTCATACGCCTATAATGCTCCTTCTGCTCTTTTGAGAGTTTAGGAGAGATTTTCATAGACCTGTAGCCTATGATTTTCATTATCTGCGTATCTTCCGGTAGCGAGCGAAAAAGGGCCCGAAACTGCCACCAATGGAGTGTTTCTTTTGCAAGGTCTATCCGATAAGCGGACATAAACCCGGCGTAAATGTAATCGGCGTCGTACTCGTAGGAAAAAACTGTTTCACCGCTCTCATCTCCACCGGCTGTCTGCCGTGGTTCTGAACCACATCGGTAAAACCAAAAGATTTTTTCGATTGCCTCCCGAATTGTAGTTTCGTCAAAAACTATTCCGGGATAGTAAAGTTCGAGCATTGTAAGGAGTTTATCTTCGTCAGGTAGCTCCGGATCGGACAGCATTTCCTCAAAGATAATCCCTGTGCGGAAGGATGTATCAATCTTTACCGAAGTGCCGGCAATCTCAACTACTTCCGGCAGACCGTCTAAAATGAGATTCAATGCTTTTTAGCAGAAACGACCTGACTGAAAGACTTAGACCGCTGAGTATATTTATTCGTAAGGTCGTTAATCTCTTTCTTTGCTCCTGCCGCACATTCTGTGAGCTCTGCGATAGCTTCCATGTGATTCCTTAGGTTCATTTTGTCCCCAAAGAGCTCTTTAGAAGTGCCCTCCCCGAAAATCCTGTCGAAGTATTCCCTAGCCACTGTACACTGCTCACGGAAGGCATCCGCTACCTTCTCATACTTACGATCGCGGGCGTCTGTCGCCTTGTTATGCATATCTCTTGTAGCGGTCTCATATCGCTCCATAAAGTCAGCATCGAAAAAATCTCCTTCAAGTTCCTTCCCTAAAATTACGATTTTCGCCATATTATTTTCTCCTTTGGTCGAGGACATGAAAAAAGGAGAAACA